TTACCTAGCAAGGCGAGTGTTTGACGAGAATTTGACTTGATTCACGTATGACAATAAATGGTCGGCATTTAGGTGTGCATACTTCTGAACCATTTCTATCGTTTCCCATCCGCCTAACTCTTTGAGTACCATTAGCGGTGTTCCGCGTTGGATATGCCAGCTTGCCCAAGTGTGACGTAAATCATGAAATCGGAAATTCTTAATATTGGCTCGCTGCAAGGCGCGCTTAAAATCCCTTCGTGAAATATCATCACGTAGTTTCCCTGTTCCGCTATGAAAAACATAGGGAGACACTTGATATTTCATCCTTTCTTTGATTAGATTAATTGCGTCATCACTTAAAGGCAGAGAACGTCCACGTCCAGATTTTGCAATATCGCCAGTAACTATTGCCATTTTGTTAGCAAAATTAATTTTATCCCACGTCATTGACAAAATCTCCGTCATTCTAGCCCCCGTCAATAAGGCGAACTGGCAGACATCTTTCATCCAATTAAGATTTAAGCTATCTAATAATCGCTCTGCTTCCTTTTCAGTAATCCAGCGGATGCGTTTTTTGGGTTCGCTATTTTTAGCGATATAAGGCACGACATCAATCCAACCAGCTTGCTTTGCCAGATTGATTGCCCGCATAATGGACGAACGATAGCGGTTTTGGGTTGCTGGGGAAAGTATTTTCCCTGTGCGTACAACGTGCGTAGGAATCGCATTTTGAATATCTTCACTTGTTAAAGAACTAAGCAGCTTGTTCCCGATTTCATCGCGCCAATATTTGGCGTGCTGAATTTTGGTGAGTTTGTCTTTTTTATGCTCTGCGTCTTTGAGCAATAAAATTAAGGCTTGCTCCACCGTTTTTTCGGGCTTTTTGTTAAGCTGCTCCACTTGCCATGCTTCGTGCTTGAGCTTATCGTGGAGATGTTGAGCTAATTTTTTGTCAGTTGTTTTACTACTGCATCGAACTCGCTCGCCGCTTGGTGTGGTAAAATCGATTTGCCACACGCCATTTTTATTTTTGCGGATCGGCATTTTTGTTTCTCCTGTGTATCACCGACCTTCGCATATAGATCGCTGAGATTTTCAGCTTTTTTGCGATTGCGATCAAGATCGGATTTAAAAACTCGCCACATTCTAGACCCTTCCATTTGGAAAAATCCCCACTTTAATTTATTTTTCCGCACGGTTGTTTCGCTAAGGTTCAAGCACTTTGCAACATCGCGAATAGTGAGCGTTTGTTCCATATTTCCTCCAATAAAAAACCGCCCATAAGAGCGGTTATAATGATTTATTTTAGTTAGCCCACTTCATCTAACTTATTCATCTTTTTGTAAAGAGGATAGGGCGATTTAATGGGTTGTAAATGGGTTTTAAAAATCGTTCGGGTCGTCGTCTTCCTCTAGCTCTATCACATCAAGCCGTTGAATAACTTCAAATTTAGCTAAAAAACGCAGTCTGTTCTCAAAATCACCATCTCTCCATACATACATAACTTCGCGTTCCGGTTCTTCAAACATATCCCAGGAATAAGCGTTTTCTTTCGCGATATGTAAAGCGACATTATCAAAACACCTACTTTCATCTTCCCATGTATTTCCATCATCATTGTTTGTAGGATTGTTACTTTCCAATGCGTAACGATATAAATATTTAGCCATAATTTATTCCTCCGGTGGTTGTGGTAGTGGTTGCCAGTGTGTTACTTCACCATCTGTAAACTCTGTAAATCCGCACAAGTCTGCATCGTAAAATGCAACCTTCACAGGTATGTCATATTCCGGGCAATATGCGATAAAAAAGCCATCTTCACTTGGCGGGCAAGAGTCATACTTAATCCAGTTGCCATCTTTCTGGTAATCTACAATTTCTGGTTTTTCAAGGACGTAATCAAAATCGGAGCAGTGCTCATCTTTCTCCTCTTCGGTTAACGTTTTTTTCTTGCATTCCGCTTTACCTAAAACCACACCATAAACAGCATACGGTAAATCATTACTCTCATAATTTTCGTATTCGTCCATGTCGTCTGCAAATTCGTGAGCCTCGACAGCGCCAGCCAAACAAGTCTCTCTTGCTTGCTCTAATGTTTCACACAAATTAATAATGTGGATATCGTTTGATATATCCACTGAAAAATATTTGGTCATTTTTTCCACCTTTGTTTGCTTAAAATAAAAAACACTCACTTGGAACGCCTATTGGATTTATTTGTTTAAATAATTAATCATTCTTTCCCCGATCCACTTAATAACCGGTACAGCCATACTATTGCCGATAGCTTTATAGCGCGGGCTATCCGGGCAATCTTCGGCTGGTTTATTTCGATACGATATTTGCGTATAACCTGGAGGAAAACCTTGTAATTTTTCGCATTCTGAAGGGGTAAGTTTGCGAATGTTTTGGTTGATGCTCATGCATGGAATGTTATTCCCATCTGTCCCCATTCTTGCGGTAAGTGTTGGCGTAGTGCCGTCCTTTTGTATGCGCACAACATCGCGTCGGTCTGAAATATCGAACAAAACATTTTCCTGCCCATTATTGCGCCCTAGGCAGTGGGCAGTTGATGTTGAAATAATCGGGTCTTGCGTACCATGTACTACAATAGTTTCAGAGCCACCACCAAGCGCCCCACCACTAGCTTTTACTAGCCCCCCCCAATACGGATTGGCGATACGTTCCAAAGCTTCCCTCAGCGTAGCAGGTAAAACCTTGTTGCGTTTTTCCGCACGATTGAGAATACCCTTGCAAGCTTTTGCGCTCAAAAAGTATTTGGGCGACGCTTCTTTCTCTAGCACTTGCCACAAGGAACACGCGCTTGCGTCGTTGGGCGAGTCCGAAGTATTGAGCATTGAGTGTTCGCCACGCGACAGTTCGAGCTGAATGCAATAAACCTGCGTTTGTCCATTTTCGCCCTGTTGGCTGCAATGGCTGACGTTCTTGAACCAGTCCAGCCAAAAAGTGTCCGAATGCGTTGTCCTTGGTGGATAGTACACCCGGAACGTTTTCCCACAACAAAACGCACGGCTGCTTACCGTCTTGGTATCTAACATAATCAATAGCCTCTAATATGTGTATTAAAGTTAACGTGAGATTTCCGCGCTCGTCATCTAACGAGTTTCGCAAACCAGCGACAGAAAATGCTTGACAAGGAGTACCACCAACAAGCACATCAGGCGCAGGAATTTCACGGTTTAAGATTTTTTCGGGTAAGGTGGTCATATCACCAAGATTTGGGATGTTGGGATAATGATAAGCAAGCACGGCGCAAGGAAAAGGCTCAATTTCGCTAAACCACAGCGGTTTACTTAAGCCTTTCCATGCCACGCTTACCGCTTCAATCCCTGAACAGATTGAACCGTAGGTAAACATAGTGCGGTTATTTTTTCCTCTGTTTTGGATTAATCACAGGCAACACAGGCACAATCGGTTTTGCTGTTGTAGCCATTGTTGATGTGCTACTGCGGTTTTCATTTATCCAGTCAAATAGTTCCTCCCACGAATCGTAGTCAAGTTTGTGGAATGCGTTATTTCGGTCGCTTGCCCAGCGTTTCAGATGCTCATTAATATCGCGCGTAATTACCTCTCGAGTGTTACTGCTTAACACGCTCCAGTAGGTTTTAACATCGTGAATAGTTTCGCTAACGATATAAGTATGTCGTGGCAAGCTGTATCGGACGTGACTAATCATTAAATCTTGGAATTTATGTAAGGGGATTTTGATGTTAATTTCATTCATTTTCTCCCTCCTTTTTTCTTATGATGTTTAAAGTGCGGTCGATTTTCTCGGAGTTTTAAATTGTCCTGTCGGATTTGTTCTACTTTAATTCTTAGGTGGTCATTATCGCTTTCAAGCTCTTTAATGCGTCTTGATTTGGCAAGATTTTCATTGCCTAATTTTTCAAAATGATATTTATTATTTTCGAGTTCCTCTTTGAGGATTTTTCTGGCGAGGGATTTTAGTAAGTTCATTGTTTTTCCTCTATCAATTCCAATGATTCCCAATTAACAATATAACCACCATGTCTACTTGATATTCCTTGATCTTGCCATTTTTTATTTTCTGCTGCCTGTTTATCTGTTAATACGCACACTTTTCCAAAAGGTAGGTAATTATTATTTTTATCCTCCATAATAATACCTTCTTTTAAACCCCATTTTACGCGACTACCGACAGAAAAAGGCAATGTATAAACATTGTCAGTTACCCATTGTTTAGATAGGCGGTTATTTTCTTTATCAAAATCATACTCAAGATTTTTTTCTTCAAATTCTTTGGCTTGGCGATAATCCCAGCCTTGCCATTTAATAAGATTTTCAGCGGTGTCTTCATTATCGCCGCTCCACTCTTTTAAAATGCTTTGATAAATGCCAAAATCTTCAATATCAAATTCTTCATCTCCAAAGTACTTTTTGTCTGAATTAACTTCATCTTTGTATTCTTTTTCTACCCACTCCTTTAAAAAGGCTGCAAATAAATGTTCATCATTAAGTGTTGGGCGTGGAACCTCAGGTGTCCATCTACTGTTTCTAATCATTCTATTTCTCCTATTTTTTGGGGGTAATAAAAAGCTCGCTTAAGCGAGCTGGGTTGAGAGCAATAAAAAAGCCACTATTGGTTAGTGGCTTGTGGTGTAATTCAAAACGGAATATCATCATTAAACCCATCTTGTTCAGCTGCTGCGCTTAATGGGTCGGGTTTTTCTTTGTCTTTGGTTGGCTGTTGTGTTTCATTGTTTGCCTTGCTGTCTAGCATTTCAAAGGATTGTGTTGCTACTTTAAGTGCGGTGCGGTTATTGCCGTTTTGGTCTTGCCAGCTTTCCTGTACTAGTTTTCCTGTTACGCAGATTTTTGAGCCTTTTTGCAGATATTGTCTTGCTACATCAGCAGAATTGCCATGCACCACAATAGGTATCCAATGCGTACGTTTAACTGTATTACCTTGTTTATCTCGGTAATCATCGCCGATAGCAAGATTAAATGTGGCAATTTGCCCGCCATTTGGGAATTGGCGGATTTCTGGGTCACTGCCTAAATGACCGACTAATATCACGGTGTTGGTATTACGTGCCATTAGCGCATCTCCTGTATGAGTTGTTGATAATATTCTTGAGCAATTTCTACTCGTTCTTTGATTTTCTCGATGATTTTCTCATCACGTTTAATTGTGACGGTGGTGATACGTTTTTCTTGGGGGATTTGCTCAACCAAGTCGATGTATCGGCTTGGGTCGTCATAGCTTGATAATTGGTCATAAGGAGTGGGGAGGAGGACAAAATCAATCTGCGCTTCATCACAATCCCATAACCACATATAGCCTTGCATTTGTAGGTCATATCCAGCTTTTTTGGCTTTTTCTTCTGCCTCGTCAGCAAAGAAAGGGTGTGAGCCAATATCCCAAGGACATTTAGTGTCTATGATTAATTTTCTACTTGGCACATAAATATCGCACTCGCCTGTAATCCAATCGTTTTCACGCCTTTCCGTATTCTTTTTAAGAGGTAAGCCACGCTTACGGCCGCTTAATTTAATGGCTTGTTCTTCTAGCGCAATGCCTTTCTCGGTGTATTTATTCCCCTCAAAATCTTGATAGCCAAACAGGTCATATTTAACTATCTTTCTCACTGCACTTTTAGCGGTAGCAGATATTCCGTTACCGCTTTTAGGTTTTACCATTAAATCAGCAAGCCCAGAGCATCTAGCTTTGAGTTGGTACATTTTATTTTCCTTCTATGGTTGAAATTATTTCGGTGTGGCAGATTTTGCCGTCACAGTCTTGATTAAGATTTAGGGCGTGCGCCATATACACCACAAATGCACACACGAGCGTAATGATTAATTTGTTCATTTTCTGTTCCTTTTGTCGGATTTTAGGTGTGAGAATCCGCCGCAGGCTTAAAAAAGTGCGGTCGGATTTTGTGGTGTTTTATAGAATATCTAGCTGAAAGCCTGTTGCTTTAGGGTTATAGGCTCGAAGATATTTTAAGACACGCCAGTTATTGCCTTGTTCACATTCAAATTGCGCTGTAATGCGTGTCAATACGTTATGGGCCTGACGGAGAGTGCTGCGATATTCGTAAGCTATGTCATAAACGGAAGCAGCATAGTGCGAGCCAATTTGTTTTAATGCTGGGTGAAGTACTTGGCAAAGTTCCGTGCCACGCAATAAAGCGAACCACGCCCACACAAGTTGTTGTAGGTCATGCTCTGTAAATTCACGGGTGAATTTCTTTTCGGGTTCTGGCAGTGCAAGTTGTTGTGGCTTATTCCAATAATTGTACAAGGCTTGATAACATTCTTTTTTGTACATTATCAGAGTTTCGCGAATTTCAGGTTTGCAGCGTTTGATGTCGATACCGAAAAGCCAGCCATTGATATATTCGATGGGTAGGCAGATCATTTGTTGATCTCCGCCATTTGAAGGTACGGTTATGATAACCGCCCCCTCTGAAAGCACTTCATCTCTTTGAATGCGTTGTCTTTGTCCATCCCAACATAAACCGATATTTTCGCAGATTGGTTTCATTGCGGTGTAATATGTGCCGTTTTGTTCGAATGTAACTAGAGATTGGCGGTTGAACTGGATTGTTTGAATTTGAGTTGTCATTTTTTTGTACCTTGTATTTTAGTTAGTATTGATCGCTTAGTTGGCGATCGGGCTTCAACTACCAATACAAGATGGCGGAACTTATTCCCCTAAGGTATTTTATTAGGTTCTCTCGACCCGATCATAAGTGATCTTTACCTAGATTTTAGGTACAAAAAAACCGCTTTTGAATCGGAGCGTTTGATAACCGACTTGTATTGTTAGTGTGGTTATCTTAATCCGAAGTGGGGGCGGTGTCAATGACTATTCTGCTTTCTGATTTTCTAGCTCTTCAAGTTTCGTTAATTGCTCTTGACTAAACTCATACGCCCCACTATCACAAAGTTCTTGTAGGGTGGTTTCTCCATTCTGAATGCTTTGTTTGCATTGTTCGAATGTGGCTTCATCAACAACCGCTAAAAATTCCGCTTCTTGAATATTGTCGGTGTAGTTGAACTCTTGATTTTCTACATCTTTCACAACGGCTTGGTCGGCTAATACGGCTTGTTGCATTTCAACAGAGAGCGGGGCTTGTTTTGATAGCAATAACTTAGTTACGGTTTTTAATGCCATTGCCTCGAAGTTATCGTGCCATACGCCATAGCCTTTTTTGAATGTTTGGCTGTAGCGTTGAGCGTGTTTGACGATGTCATCGTGAATCATATAGAGTTCAGCCGAAAAATCGTTTACCAGTTTAAAATAGGCGTAATAGCCGATTGGGTTTTCGTTTTGCTCGGGTTCTTGCTCCCAGTCGAACTCAAAACCATTAATGAAATCTTTTTTGATAAGTTGCTTTTTGTACACAGGCAATGCGACTAAGCGTTTAAATTGCCCGCTACGTTGTGCCAATTGGATAAAGCCTTTATAGCCAATTTGGAATTGTGCTTCGGTTTTCTTTTCTTTGTTGTTTCTGAAAGGGACTATGTAAGCAAAACCTAAACCATTTTGTAGTGGCAAATTCAGTGTCGCAGCCATACAGGCAGCGTTAAAAATGCTCATTGGGTCTGCTGTTTTAAGCATTGCATTGCTATTGGCGATTTGCATGACACTTGTTGCAAAGGTTGCCGCATTTTTGCCAACAAGTTCCTTAATCTTATTTTGCACATTCGCACTTTCAAAAAATGTTTTAAGCGCAGGTGGCTGTTTATTTTGTTGATGTTGGACTTGGTTTGTCATCTCGCCCCTCCATTAATCTGGGTCATAATCATTCATTCTGTCGTTTAATTCACGCTCGGCGATTTTCTTAATCGCCTCTTGTCTATAAGGCTCATAACTTGCACCGCTACCAATAGCAAGCCAGAAATTATCGTTATCACACAACATTTCCGTGAGTTCGTGATAATGCGTTTGGTCGCCTTGCTTTAAATCGTTGTCAATTTCAGTGGCGACTTCATCTAAAGCGATTTCATAGCCTGCTTGCCAATCCACTTCTCGTTGGTGTGCAGCATCGAGTTGATAGTAGTAATCATCGGAAGGTTTCATTGTTTACTCCAAGTGCGGTTAATTTCTGCTTGTTTTTGTGCGGTGTAATCCTGCAGTTCTTTTTCTGTTGCCAGTGTAAGATTGGGCGGTAAACATACGCCGTTTTCATATATGCCCCCTTTCAGTTCACATCGGGCTTCTTGTTGGATTTGTTGGCTTAATTCGTTATCGTGCCAATCGGTGGGGTTGGCGTTGGCGTTGGCGTGTAGGCTAATCCCGCCTACAATCAGGGCAATAATCAAGGCGGCGAGAAAATAGCAGATTCTGTTTAGCCATTTTTCACTGCCTTTCATAAAGTGCGTGAAGCTTTGTTTTTCTTGGCGTAATGGGGTTTTCGAGTGTTTCATTTGGGGCTCCTTGTTAGATATTAAGCATTTTTTCTTTTGCGATTTTGCAGCTGTCTTTTTTGATTTCAAAGCCATAGGACGGGCGGTTAAGCTCTCGTGCGGCGCGTAGCGTGGATGCACTGCCAGCAACTGGATCAATCACTACATCGCCCTCATCGGTAAAGATTTCGATGAGGCGTTTTAACACGGCAATGGGCTTTTGTGTCGGGTGCAGTTTAGGGATTTCCTTGCGGTTGTCCTTTTCCCATTCGAACCAGTTTTTAATCATTTTGCCGTTGTTGTTAAATTTCGGCAGTTTATCGCGGTATAAAATCAAGGCATATTCTGTTGCGCCGACGACTTTCATATTCGCTTTGAGCACCTGTGGTGATGATGATTTAATAAACACCAAAGGGATGTGATTTTTAAAGCCGTGCTGCTTGGCGTAATCAATCACCATTGAGATTTGCTGGAAAGCGCAGAACACAATCATACAAGGGGCTTTGCCGCGTTCTTTCGGTTCTTTGATGAGCATTTTTGAACAAAAATGCATAAATTCGGCAATGCGGAAATCTTTATCTGTATCAAAAAAACTACTGTTGGCTTTGTCGCTTTCGCCGTTTTTGTTATCGCCGTTTACATACCATTCAGGGTTTGAAGCGTAAGCATTATTACCGAGATTGTAGGGAATGTCGGCGATGACTAGCTGCGCTTTTGGGATGTGGTAGCGTTTGTAGTTTTGGAAGTGATCGTTGAATAATTCGGTTTTCATTTTTGTTTCCTTTTTAGTCGATTTGTTGAATTTTGGGTGTAATAATCCGCCACACGATTTTTCAAAAGTGCGGTCGGATTTTTTGCTGTTTTATAGAATTTCTAATTGAAAACCCGTTTTTTTAGGATCGTAGGCGCGAAGATATTTTAATACGCGCCAGTTATTTCCTTGCTCGCATTCAAATTGCTCTGTAATGCGTGTCAATACGTTATGGGCGTGACGGAGAGTACTGCGATATTCGTAAGCTATGTCACAAACGGAAGCAGCGTAGTGCGAACCAATTTGTTTTAATGCGGGGTGAAGCACTTGGCAAAGTTCCGTGCCACGCAATAAAGCAAACCACGCCCACGCCATTGTTTGCAATTCGTGTTCGGTAAATTCAAACGTAAATGTTGTCGGTTCCTGCGTGGCAATATTGGGGGATTGATTTTCTTCCATATCTTTCTCTTTTTTACGTTGATTTATGCCTTCTTTGAGTTTTACAAAGGCGGAAAAGGTGGGTTTAATTTCATCATTGAGTTGGTGATACTGTAATTTCTTTCGCCAAGCCATTTCAACACGTGAAATTAATTCGAGATTTTCAAGGGTGCAATTTCTTGAATTGCCGTCTTTGTAATCAATAATATGTCCACGCGGAATTTTTCTACCGGCTTTGCGCCAGAGATAATGCGATTTCCGTTCATAACGTTTAATGCTTGCTTTTATTAACCAACATTTTGCATTTTTACAATATCGCTCAAAGCCAATCGGTTTTAAATTTTCACCTTTCTCAAATCGACCGCTTCGTCCGGTTAGCCATTGTCTCTTCACGCGCAAAACCTTTAACGCGTGTGGATTAAATGGTTTATTGAAATAAACTTCCATTTTTTGAGCCAAGATTCTTTCATTTAACGTGCAATTCGCTTTAATGAACGCAAGTTCTTCTTTGCTGTAACGATTAGCATGCTTAAGGCTTGGAATATTGTGTTTCTTTTTTAATTTATAGAAAACATTACGATTTATTAATAAATCAAACTGTTGCTGAAACAATTTAATTAGATCAGATGGCTTTTTATCCCAATGTAAGCGAATAAACGCAATATGTTCATCGGTGAATTTAAATCGTTCCGCATTAGAGGTCATCGCCTTGCGCCTTAGATATTCTTAGAAAATCAGGGGATTCTCTTTCAATTTGACGATTTTCAAACAATGTCATTGCTTTAAGCGAAATCGCATTGCTTGCGATAATATTTGCCGCAATGCCTGATACGGCATTGGCACGTTTAATTTCTCGATTAAGTTCTTCATCGGTTAAGTCTTCATCAAGCAGTTTTTCTAACTGGGAAAATAAATGATTGTTTAAGTCTGTGATTTTATTTTTCATTTTAAATACTCTTAAAAAACCGCCCTTTCGAGCTGTAACTGGAGTAGTGCAATCAGTCTATGCTGATTTTGTTGAGATGTTATCAAAACGCTTTGAAGCATTAGATGATAGCGTATCACTTCCTCATATTCTCAATGCTTATAAGAATCAATCAGATAAATAGCATCACAAATTGATTTGGCTAGTTTATCTGGGGGAAAATTAGTATTTTTTGCTGCACTTTCTAATACAGCCTGTTTGATTAGTTCTTTATCGTTATCAGATAGGCTGTTTTCTTGTTTTTCTTCCATTTTTAACCTCGTTTGTTTTATTGTTACCATTTCAAAACACACTTCATCTATCATTCGCAACGGTTTCACATGCCGTTGTGTCTCTGTACTAGCAAATGTGTTTTGAAATGTGATATTGCGTTTAGCTTTTCCCACCGACTGGCTTCGTTTCTCATTACCGCAATATCTCACACTCATTGGTGCAGGGCTTTTAATCTGCAACTGGCGATTTTCACAAATGGCATTTCACGAGTGTGTTTTTATCCAAATTGTCTAAAATTGTGATGATTATCACTTACTTAAGTGAATTTTTTGACTATACTAACAATTAACCTTGCAAGCCATGATTTTTCCTTAACCGGAATATAAATAGAATGATGGATTACGCCATCTACGGTTGCTTGGGACATTGCTTTGACTTTTTCTTTTGCTTCTTCAAAGGAGTGAGCATAAATTTCTGCAGCCCATTTGGAACCTTTAAAGTTATAAGAAATCGCATAGCGTTTCATTTCATCTTGCATAAGGAATTACCTATATGTATTTTCAAATATTTCAGGGTGTAAACAATCAGTGGTATTGGCGACTAAAAGCCGCTAATCACGAAATCATTGCCGTTAGTGAAGGTTATACAACCAAACAGAACTGCCTACATTGCATTCATCTTGTTATGGACACTAATCGCAATACACCAATTTATGAATCTTAATAACTAAGCCCTGTTCGCAGGGCTTTTTTTTCATCACAAATTTTTAAAGAGCATTGAGATTGTGTATCTCGTTTTGATGGTCATATAATACTAAAACTAATACTAATAGTAAATAGCAAAACTAATATATTTTACAAAAATATACTATTTAAACTATTAAATCACTGTTTTTACTAATATTTTATTTTTGAAAAACTTTGACTATTTGCTGAATTTGTGACCTAGATCACAGAAAAAGAGAGTAGATGAGAGTGTGATTTTAAAAAGTGCGGTCGGTGTTTAGCACAAAATTGAGAAGAAATGGCAAAATTGAACAAATGAACTTGTTCAGTGAATAAAATAAAGTGCGGTAGGAATTGCAGGTAAAAGAAAACCGCACAAAGGCGGTTTAGTGATATGGTTGATTATTAAGGGGTAATGCGTTCAGTTTCTTGATTCACTCTGTCAAAAATGTCATTGTTTAGCTTTTGGATTGCTAAAAAATTAAACATAAAGTAAGGCATGGAAAGAATAAGCATGGTTCCTGTATATAAAACAATATCAAATTTTAATGTTATTTCTTCGTTTTGTATAAGTTTGATTATTGTCCAGTTTTCTGGGGTGGAAAAGCAGACATAAGCCAAAGTAATTAAAAAAAATTCAACAAAAAACCGGTTTCTTACGTTATTAATAGTACGGCGAATTTCGACAATATAAGCCCTATTGCGTACACCATTAGGCACAATCGTAATGATTAAGCCAAGCCCAACACTAAACAAAATACCAGATACGGTATAAAGTACGTTTAATGTGACTGTGCTTGGACGATAAACGCTAACGTTACAAATTAACAACGAAAGTAAAAATGCCACGATTAATTGAGCGATAATTTTCACTGACTAATCTCTTGTAGATAGTGTGCCATAGCTTGTATTAATTGCTCTTCAACGAAATATCCGCTTTCTGTTTTTTCAATTTCGACTGTTTTCGTTTTGAGCAAATCCTTTCCCTTAACTATGTTCTTTTTATCTTTGGTTTTAAATTTTACATTCTCAATATCGCCTACTGGCTTAAGGGTTGCACCAAGGATTTTTTCATAGTCTTCCTGAACCATTCTACGTGGCTTTTTAAATTTCACCACCAATTCAGCCGAAATTATTTTAGCAAGGTCTTCAACATCTTTAAAGTCCGATTTTTCTCTCAATAGCTTTGGGAGTAACTCTTTAATAACTGCAACATTAAGCCAACTGCGTTTGATTTCAGTATTTTCTACATGTTGAATGAGGTGATTCTTTGTCTCTTGCTGACCATGCGTGTTTTGTTCCGATTGAAATGGTGAAATATCGTTGAATTCAGGGTCCGCAAAAGTTGCTGAAACCAAATCACTGAGTCTGCACTCTTTTGGAGGTGAAATCATCGGTGTAATTTCCAGCACTTCGTTGTTTAGCAACCATGCTAAATAGGTTTGTAACTGCTTAATAGTTTGATTTAAGGGCATGCAGGCAGTAACAAGATAATCGCCAAGGATAGAAAAATAGTAATGGCGTTGGTAAATACCGGCTGTTGCGATTGTACGTTGCTTCAAGTCGTTAATGCTGAATTTGTGCTCGTTTAACAGCTCGTTGGTAATATGTTGCACACCCTTACCTATCTTCATTCGCAACAATGTACAAAAGAGAGATTGATCCTTTCCTTTGCTGCTATAGTCAGAAATAAGGTCTTGTTCTTTATTGGTATCATCAGGATTTAATACCAAACAACGTTGCTCGGCAGAATGTTCACTTTCTAAAAAAGCTTCGAGCTTTTCTCTTACTTGACTCGTTGGTGTTGTTGCATTTGGGTTATTGATTTTAAAGGCTCTTAATATTACTTGAGCCACTTCAATTTTCTTTTCTGTTGAAACCTCTTTTTGAGTTTTTTTTACCATGTTTATTCCTTAGGACTTGGTTAGTTATTAAAGATCAACAATATCCAGTGTTAGTTTCTTGATTAGTTTTCCGACAAAGTGAATCTGTTCTACTTGGTATTTTTCTAAGATTTCGGGCTCATAACTTGGATTATCAGAAATTACTTTTAGTCTATATCCGCTTAGATACTGCAAGCGCTTAATTCTTGCTTTTCCTTCATATACAAACGCATAAATTCCGTCATCTTTGAAGTCATTAATTGTTCTATCAATCGCTACAATGTCACCATGCTTTAGGCTCATTTCGGCATTGTTTGGGTTGTACATGCTGTTTCCGTCGATAATCGCAATCGAGAGATTATTTGCTGTTTTGCGCTGGAAAATCTCCATGAACTTATCGCGTGAAAACTCGATTGAACGAATAGCATCTGGATAATCAAGGTTGATGACACCATCGCCGGCAGCAAGATGGTTATCAAGCAACGTGAGCTTAATTGAATCAGTGGCTATTGGCTCCGAAAACTCTTTTGCTTTTGTTACCAGAGTGGTGAAGTCCTCAGAAATATCAGGATCTATATCCGATGGTTCAACATCAAGAATCGAAGCAAATTTAATGATCGTTTCTTTACTTATAGGTTGCTTGCTATTTGGATTCATGTAGTGGCTTACACCGCCCTGTGTCTTAATATCTAACAGATTAGCGATTTTAGCTTGAGTTAATCCCAAATTTTTTTTCTTTGTTTCATAAATACTTTTTAGGCGAGTTTTAATCTCAAAAAGTCTTTGTTCCGCTTCGCTCATTGCATCCCTCTTGTATCTTTTCCTGAATTATATTAGCCCCTCTAATAAGATCAAGAATAGTTAAAATATTAAAGCTATTGAACTACCGAAATAGTTTTGCTAATATTTTAACATTCAGGAGGCTATATGAAATTAACCGAATATTTAGCCGAGAAAAAACTTACACAAGAACAGTTTGCTCGGCTTGTACAAAAAACGCAGGGATTTGTTAGCCATTATTTGACGGGTCGTTGTGAGTTAAGTGCGAAAACAACATTGGCTTGGTCTGCCGTAACTAATTATTTGGTTACACCGCACGAATTAAACCCGAACTTATACCCAAACCCAGATGATGGATTACCAAAACACCTTAGAACGTAATTTACCAACCTTTACCAAAAAGAAAACCATAAAAATAAGGCAAAAATTATGGAAATGAAGAAAGTTATTATGGAAATGATTGATCGGATTCCTGGGGGGAGAAGTGCGGTAGCTGGATTCCTAGGTTTTACCGAAAGTGAATTAAAGAATCGCCTTTATCAAATAAAGGGCCAACGATTCAAAAACGAAGAATTGATTGCACTCCAGCTTGAGTACGGATGCACTGATTTTATCGATGAGCTTTGCCGAAATTCTGGTGGACGTTTTGTGCCAGATGTAGCGGAGGATGAATTAGACAAGGTTGAGCTTGCCAATTTACAACTGCGCGAGCTTTCTGCGCGTGGCTTGTTATTTGCTGCTTTAGAAAAGGCATTAGAAGACGGTGAAATCACTTCGAAAGAAGAAGACAAAATACGTCAAGCATTGAGTAAACATTTGGCAGCGACGCAACATTCGATTGAATGTGCGATTGTGTTACACAAGAAATAAAAAAAGCCACGAGGAGATTTCGTGGCTTTAAGGAGACGTTTTATATGAATAAAACGAACATAAAAGATAGTAGTAATTGTACTTCTTTATCTCCGCTTTGGCAAGCCCTTGAATATCGAAAGCGATTAAAAAAACTTATCGAGCAAGGGGCATTAATTAACGAATTAGATAAACAAGCAAAATTACTATTTAAGGAGATGAATGATGGGAAATGTCGTCAGAATTGAAGATTGGCGCGAATTACGCGAAAAACAAGAAGAGTCTAAACCCGAAAAGCAAGGTGTGAAGAAAGTGAGTGTGGATGATGGATTTACGGCTATTACGAATGAGCTTTTAAAAGCAATTTTGCGATCTAAAGTTTTAGGTTGGAAAGGATCTTATTTGTTGGCAACCATACTTAAAACGCTTTCTTGGCGAAAAGAAAGCGATTGGTTCACGCATTCACAGGTCTGTGAAATGATGGAAATAGCACCAACCAAATATCACATTAACCAACTTTCGGCAGCAAGAAAAGAATTAATTAAAGAGCGTATTTTGTTTGAAGATGGCAAAAAAACAGGCGTGAATTTGTCTGTTTTTAGCTGGGAAATGCTTAATCCCGAAAAAGTAGGGAGTTCCCGAAATAATAGGGAATTAGTTCCCGAAAAAGTAGGGAATGACTATCCCGAAAAAGTAGGGAACACAAAAGAAACTATTACAAAAGAAAAAATAAAAGATAACCCCCTACCCCCTAAAAGGGAATCGGCTGACGCCGATGTGACACAAGGGCATGGCGATACACACCCTGATGGAAATACACACCCTGATGGAAATACACACTCTGATGAAAAACAAAAAATTGATCGAACGGATTATATCGGGATAGCTCAAGCCTACAACGATGCACTGGACTTAACAGGCGTTGCTTTGCCAAGAATTGCCGATCCGTCAAATTTGAGTGACAAGCGTAAACGAGCCGTGAAGAAACTTTCTGAGGTGTTTAAAAAACGATTTGGCGATGGTAGTGCGTCGGCATTGGGCGAATATTTTACGGATTTTATGCGCTCTGCTCGTGAGTTTTATTTCGGTGAAAATAACCGTGGCTGGAAAGCTGATTTTGATTTTTTACTACGAGAAAACACGCTGGATAAAGTTTTGGAGGGGAATTTGTAATGCGTAACGGAATCTACGATTTGGAATATTCTTTGGTCGGTGCGTTTTTAAACGGTGGATTATCTCCACAAGCACGTGAAGTGATGAGCTGGCTTGAGCCTGAAATGTTTGCCACATTCCAACTTGGCGAACTTTACGGAAACATTCGCAAACAGGCTCGCAAAGATGATTTGATTGATATTTTGCTGCTTGCGCAGGACTACGGCGAAAACTTTGCCAATCTCGCGGAATTAGCAGGTGGCTATGCTTACAGCGGAAATATTTTAGGCTATGCAAAGAAAGTCCATTCCGCTTGGGTAAATCGTACTGTTCAACAGGCATTGTTGAAAATGGCAGGGGAGTTAGCCAACGCAAAAGAGGAGCAAGTCAGCCAAATTACTCAAAATGCACTTAACCAAATCCAAAAACTGCTTGTCAGCAAAACGGAAATCAAGCCAATCGCCATGGGGGAATTGGTTGATGCTTACGTGGATGTGTTGGAAAAACGTTCAAAAAGCGATTTCAAAGAACGTTTACTTTATACGGGCATTGAGGCGGTGGATAACATTCTTGGTGGCATAAATTCAACGGATATTGTGATTGTTGCTGGTCGTCCAGGAACAGGTAAAACAGAATTTAGTCTGACAGTGACTCACAATATCGCCAAAAATCATGGCTCGGTTTTATTTTTCAGCCTTGAGATGGGTAACTTCCAATTAGTCGATCGTTTGTTGAGTGCTACTGGTGGCGTGAGCGTAAAAAAATTGCGCAACCCTGCCGAGCTTGATGAGGGCGACTATCATCGCTTAACAAGCGCATTGCAAGAAGTACGGTCGCAAGATGTTTACTTTGTCGATCGTGGTGGTTTATCTGCCGATGAAATCTGCGCAATTACCGAAAACCATATTAGCGAGAAAGGCGCACCATCTGCAATTGTGATTGATTATTTAGGCTTGATGAATCACAAGCAAGAGCGAGGTGTCAATTTAACCCAAGCTATCGCCAATTCAATGGGTAAACTTAAAACCTTTGCGAAAAACTTCAATATTCCAATCATTTTACTTTGTCAGCTTAACCGTGATGTGGATAGCCGTGCAGTAAAACGCCCTGCTAATTCAGATTTACGTGATTCAGGCTCTATCGAGCAAGATGCAAGCCAAATCATCATGCTTTACCGTGAGGGCGCATATAAGGCAGATTGTGATAATCCTTACTCTGAGGCCATTGTTACCAAGAATAGATTTGGTGGATTAGGCACAGCCTATATGAAATTTGATAGAGGTCACTTCCTCGATTGCGATCAGGCACAAGCGTATCAATTCATCAACGAGAAACCACAGCAACAAGCCAAAACCTATGCGGCTAAAAGTTATGGGAAAGGGGCATTGCAATGACAAGCTATAAATGCCCAAAGTGCGGTGCGGAATTAGAGGATTTTTATACGCCAGATTATTTTATATCAAGCAGCGAATGGGATGACGACCGTTTTCGTTGTAACGGTCACTTAATTGAGCCGATACCGTTTCCGCAGGTAAGTAAATACAGCGCAGTAAATCGAACAAAATCTTGCGGTTATTTTGGGTTAGAAGATTTAGGTGTGGAGTATAAAAAATGAGTTTTGAAGAACATAATAATCGCAAGAAAGCGAATAAGTTTGCTGAGTACATCACAGGTGAATCTTTACGCCGATATTTGGCGGGGAAAGTCGAGAAATACTTAGGTAAAAATCCAAGTGTTTTTGATGGTGCAGCAGGCAGTGGACAGCTTGAGCAATTCATTCAACCAAGTAAGTTTATTGCAGTAGAAATTCAATCGGAATCATGCGCAGCATTAGCCAATAATTATCCAGATGCTGAGATTCATAACACGAGTTTTTTCTTATATCAAAGTGAGCCCAAAAGTGATTGTGTAGTGATGAATCCACCATTCTCACTTAAATTTAAAGAACTTGCCGAAGAAGAAAAAGCGGCTATTCAAGCGGATTTTCCGTGGAAAAAATCAGGTGTGCTTGATGATGTTTTTATGCTGAAAGGATTAGCTAATGCTCATCGTTTTGGTTTTTTTATTATGTTTCCTGGTATTGCCTATCGAAACACCGAAAAAACACTCCGTGAAGTTATTGGGAATCAATTAGTCGAGTTGAATTTGATTCAAAACGCCTTTGAAGATACGCCGATTTCAGTGCTTTTCTTGGTGGTTGATAAAACTAAGTCGAACAACAAAACATACCGTGAATTGTATGACTGTGCCACGAATAAAATAATTAACGCTGATGAATGGTTAATTGATTCTGATAAATGGGACACAGTATCGCCACCCGAGCCACCGAAAGAAAAAATCGATCCAATGAAATTAGAGTTGATGTCACAAGCTCAATTAAAAGAGCAAGTGAGAACTCAAATTCAATTTAGCGGTATGGTATTTGATTTGGAGGGTTGGTCTAGAAAAGATTTTGAGAAATTTTGCGATGAAGTCTGTGCATTGATTCAGGAAGAGAAAAAATCAAATCGTTTTTTATTTGGCTGGGGCGAATGATGTTATGAGCCAATACAAACCTTTCTTTTTACGCGATCAACGTATTAAAAATAATTGCTTAGATTTAATCAAGGAATTGCCAACGGATGATAAAAAACCGTTGGTCGTAAAAATCCAGCCGATAACACGCTCACTTGAGCAGAACTCAAAACTTCACGCACTACTAAGCGATATTAGCAAACAGTGCGAATTTAACGGTAAAAAGCGAGACATTGACACGTGGAAAATGATTATGGTATCGGCTCACAAAATTGCAACAGGTGGTCAGGCTGAAATGGTGATCGGGCTTGAGGGGGGAAGTTATCAATCTACGAGAAAGCACCGCTCAAATGAGCGTAAAACGACTAGCAAGCCTAATAGAGTACATTACCAGCTGGTGCGTGCAAAATGGTGTGAGATTTAACGATAGATGGGATTTTAAATGAAACGTTTAAACGATGACGAGATTTTAGAGTTAAAAATCGTACTTTTTATTGTGGCAGTTTGGGGAATGTTTAATATGGTGGTTAGCTAATGGCGAAAGAATATAAATGCAAAATGTGCGGAAACTACTTTATAAAAATCGTTTCTAGCTTGCAAAAGGTCTGTTCGCCGGAATGTGCCATTAAACTTTCGCGCGAACAGACCCGCAAGGCACGCGAGAAAAAAGACAAACAGGCGCGAATCGAAAACCGCAAAAAAATGACCGCTCTTAAAGAGAAAAACAAAACCAAGCACGAATTGACCAAGGAAGCGCAAGCGACAGTAAATAAATATATCCGCCTGCGCGATATGGGCAAAGAATGTATCTCCTGCGGCACGCCCTTAGTAGCAGAACAGCTAGGAGGCGGGTTTGATGCCGGACATTACCGCTCACGTGGAGCTGCGCCGCACCTGCGCTTTTATACGCTCAATATCCACGGTCAATGTAAAAAATGCAACCGCTACTATAGCGGCAATGTACAGCAATATCGCCTAGGCTTGCTAGATAGATTAGGTAGAGAAAAAGTCGAACAAATTGAAGCCGACAACCGCTCACGGCATTATTCCCCCGATGACTTACGGCGCATTAAACAGATTTTTAACAAAAAATGCCGATTAATAGAAAAAAGAAAGGGATAATATGCAGACCAAACACATCTTAGATATTAAATTAACTGCTCGCCGTTATGGCAAATGGGCGCGTGAAGGCGTGGGAATTAACTATCCCGCAATTCAGCCTTTTTTACGCAAATCCACGCCCGATCACGGCATCCAGATGTTAGATGATGAAACCGCAATGCGCATTCACGACGCAACACTTATTATGCGCAACGTCACACCAGAGTTATATCAAGTGTTTATGCTACGGTATGTTAGCAACTTATCGCAAGGCGAAGTAGGGCGTGAGATGGGCGTGAGTGTACCAACAATAAAATCTTATCTTTACGCCGCACATCAATCTTTAAAACTACTTCTAACGCAAAATAAGTGTATTTTTCTTGCTTAAATTTTGTACTGGTTATTTTTTAACAAAAGGAAGATAATATGTTCAGATTGGCTAAACAACAGAAGAACAGAATGATTACCTATGCCCAACTTTGCGAACAAAACATCCGCTACCAAGCAATGCTCCACGATAACGCACAAGCACTTCGATCAGTGATTAATCGCTTTACACTCGCACTTGAAAGTGATTTGGGGCTAACAGATAAAACCTACTCAAAAGAGCTCGCCAAAGATCAGCTGGCTCCTTACGTCGATGTGCTGGATAGTGAAAATCATAAACCTTGCCCTTGGTATCAACTAAAAGTGGAATTTGATCAGAATATGCCAGAAATTGCCTTTGAGCTGGCTTTAACATTGGAAAAAGCCCCGAATGTTTACCCAAAAAACACGCTTATCTCTCCGATGCGAGCAACCTATCTCAACGACAACAGCATACAGCTTGAATTTACCGCGCACCGAGACAAACCACAGTTCATCATATCCATAAATGAGAAAGATGCATTTTCACACGTCATTAATACCTATAAGCAACTAATTTTAGAAATGCTTAAATGTTAATCAATCGCCTACTTCGGTAGGTGTTTTTATTGATTTAAAGAAAAATTAAAAGCATAAAATAATCGTTAAAAGTTAAAATTAAAAGCATAAAATAATCGTTAAAAGTTAAAATTAACCATTGACAATTAAGGATTAAAGCCTATAATTCGATGCATTCAGACGGAACCCATAGCAACTCACAGACCATTTTTATTATCTGTACGGTTGTTATGGGTTTTTACTTTATGGGGAAATATGAAAAAGACAGCGATATTGATAGATGGTGGCTTCTTCTTTGCAAAAGTCGGTTTCTTTGCGAGAAAATATTTTAAAAACAAAACCATTACCGCAGAAAACTTAATTGATTTAATGTGGCGAATGGTTCGCTTCCATACCGAAATTGAACGAGGACAACATAGTGGAAGAGAAGCCCAAGAGCTTTATCGCATTTATTATTATGACAGCCCACCCCTTGATAAGCAAGTCAAACTCCCTTTCCCAGAAAAAGGCGAAACTACCCCACGTGATAAAAACTTCAAGACTGAGGCGATGAATAAACTCCGCGCGGAATTTCACGTAAAATTAAAAGAAAATAGAAAGACCGCACTTAGAATGGGTCGATTACAATCTACTGATTGGCGTTTGAACGAGCATACATTAAAAGCACTTCGCCAAGGCAAGAAAAAATGGGAAGATCTAACTAATGATGATTGGTACTATGAAATTACGCAAAAATCAGTTGATGTGAAATTGGGAATGGATATTACCATTCTCTCTTATGAAAAACTGGTTGATGTCATCGTACTAATTGCCGGTGACTCGGACTTCGTTCCTGCCGCAAAACAGGCGAGAATAAAAGGGGTCGATTTTATTTTAAACCCATTAAAGCAGGAAATTTCTCACGATCTTGCTGAGCATATTGATGGCATTCAATCCTTTAGTGTTGGTGTTGGATTAGCTGAAATTCTTAAGTGCGATCCTGAAGGCAATCCGCAATGGTGGCAAGACTATCAAGCCAAAGCCGCAGCAAATAAAGAAAAGCGAAAAGCCAAAAAGCAAACTAGAAAGAAAAAATAACGCAATACACACCCCCCCAGCCCGCAATCGCGGGCTTTTTTATTGCTCTAATTCCCACTTTAAGCACAATGCGCTTTCAATGAGCGCGTGGGATCGAGCTTTGAAATTGATGATCTGTCGCGTTTAAACGTACTAGGGCGTTGCGTACGAAAATTTTCTATTGTTGCAGAGGATTTATAATAAAAGGGGAAATTTCCCCTAAATTTTTTGAGTTCCCCTAAAAAAGTTTCAAAAAATCCTTGAAATGGATAGCTATTAGGTGTATTACTTTATCTATAGTGCGGTTTTAGCACGTTGCGAACGCACAAATGAATTTGATAGCTCTGAGTTGGTAGACTTGGGGCTTTTTTATTGTGGCACTTCGTACTATAATTGCTTTAATTTTAGGCGGTTATAAGGGGATAAAGAATGTCATTTGAATTACGTAAACAACTTGCTGATTTAAAGGCTGAATGTGATGCCTTATTTAAGCAGCGTTTAGCTCTATTACAGGGCAAAAAAGAGAATGCTATTTCGTTGATGACGAATGAAGCGATTGCGTTTTTGCAAGCGAAAGGATTTACTGTTAGTAATCTTATTCCTGATACGATTGAAGCCAACTACAAAGGCTCTATGAATATTAGAATTCAGTTTTCAGATCCGAAAGATAGTTTTATTGGCGCAGATATTACAATCGATGTGGATTATTTAGCGCAGTCATTCGGATTTAGTGTCAATTTGGCACGTGAAGCCTTTAATGGCATTCTGTCTGGCGATTTAGTGGAAGAAATTTCACAATATCAAACAAGAGTGGAAAAATTAAAATCATTGAGCTGCTCGGATATTGATGGCTCTTTTGAGATTACACTTATTAAGCAAAATTTAGAGAAGCTTACTTTTTCAACGATTACGGATACGTTGAAGTTTGTGTTGGAAATGTAATGTGTTAATGATTTATTAGCCCTGATCGGAAACGGTCGGGGCTTTTTGTATGCAAAAGAAAAGCCGAGGTGGTGGAACACTTCGGCTTTTTTCATTCCTGTTAAGCTCGATTTAAAGGAACGAATTTATGATTAAGTATACACCAAAACATCAAGTTAAGGTAGGTGGGAAAATGTTAGAAAAAGCAGCAGATAAAGTTGGAAATAAATTAGCTAATGCCGCACTCATTATTACTACTTGTTGGGGTATAAGCGCAATTATTTTTGCAGTAGCTTATTTTGTTAAATAACCTCTAGTTGGTAATGTGACTAGGGTATCTATAAGGGCGTAGTCTAATGGTAAGACAGCGGTCTCCAAAACCGCTAATTGAGGTTCGATTCCTTACGCCTTTGCCATATCACAAGCTCACGTTAATGCGTGGGCTTTTTTATCAGCCCTGTAAATGGGTGGAGTGTAAAAATGTTAAAAGATGCAGGAAGCCAAAGTATTTTTTGGTCTGGCTTTGGTGCGTTCTGGGCAATGTACTCATTTCAAGAATGGCTGGCTATTATGGGGCTTGTTATAGGTTTAATAAGTGGTCTCGTGAATATGTATGCTAAATGCCAAGAAGGGAAAGTTAGAAAAAATGAAGAACGGCGTGCAGAAGAAATACACCGTGTGAAAATGAAACGATTGTCTTTAGGATTTGATGATGATTTTGACAAAAACTAGGAAAGCTCTTGGTGTTTGTTCTGTGATTACGGTAATGGGATTAATGTATGCTCAGTTCGGTAGCGAGCTAAGATTAAGTCCTGTAGGTGCTGAAATTATTGGGAATGCCGAGGGTTGCAGACGTGATCCATATCAATGCCCTGCGGATGTTTTGACCGTTGGAATTGGTTCAACTGAATATGGTGGTAAGAAAATCAATCCAAAACACCGTTACACAGATTTGGAAATTGCCGAACGTTGGAAGAATGATATTGCGATTGCTGAACGATGTGTGAACAAATATGGTAATGGCGAGATGTTACCGCAATCGGTATTTGATTCTGCGGTGTCAATCACTTTTAATGTGGGTTGTGGGGCAGTAAGTAAATCTACGATGTTTAAATATCTTCGAGCAAAACAATATGAAAAGGCTTGTGGCGAATTTCCTAGATGGGTGTATGCCAGTGGTAAAAAATTAGCAGGTTTGGTGGTTCGCCGAGAAAAAGAGAAAGCATTATGTTTAGCCGATTTGAAACTGCCATAAAATTGACCGCACTTTGTTTGATTTTGGGCTTGTGCGGTTGGACTTGGTTTCAATCTCAGAAGATAAGTAGTTTAAAAGCCGAGAACCAAGCACAAGCCCAAACTATCCAGCAACAAGAAGATGCTAACAAATCATTAAGCCTTGCATTACAACAAGAACGCAATGCAGTTATTGAGCAACAACGGCGTAATGATGAAAGAGAAAGGGTAGCAACAGAAAATGTTGAATCAGTTAACACAATCATTAAGACACAGCCTTGTGCCAACACTCGTCTGCCTCAGTCTGTTCTTGACCGCTTGTACAAATAAAGTCACGACTAAAGCAGAATATATTTATCCGCCTCAAGCCTATACTGTACCTTGTGTCAAAACAGCATTTACTGGGGAAACATACGGCGATGTAGTCATACAGCTTGTTAAGGTAACTGCAGAGCGAGATAAATGCGCAAGCCAAGTAGATCATCTTAATAAATGGGTTGATCAAGCAAAAGGCGGTAAATAGATTAAAAATCTAATTGAGCGGGATTAATGCCAAGTGCTGTCGCTATTTTAATGCGAGTGCTTTTACGCAAGGTCTGTGAATTTTCATGTTGCGAATAAGCTGCTTGAGAGATGCCTAAGCGGCTTGCCACTTCCGCTTGGGTTAAACCTAAGTGTTCACGCCAAGCACGCAATGCAGAATAATCGTTTAATAAAGCCAATTTTGCAACAGATTCAGGGATACCTGTTTCAATAGGGTCTGAAAAATTCGCTTTTTGTTTTAGCCAGTTAAGCGTGGCAATTGGCATAACAGCAAAAGCAGGTACGCCTTGCTCATTATTAATGTATTGAATATTAGTAAGTGCGTTCATCTCTTTTTTTAACCTCTTCAATAGATACGATATTCATCGTATTACCAACGATATTAAAGAAAACACGATAATCACCAACACGGTAACGATATTCGTAAGTGTGATTGGTTAGTGCTTTGATATTAGAACAATCGGGAAAGGTTTTAAGCGACTCACATTTTTCAATTATATGTGCTTTTGTTGAAATCTTTCTCAATTGTTTTAATGCTTTTGGCTGATAGATGATTTCTTTCATAGCTAAAGTATTACATTTAATTAATAAGTATTTTATAGGTTTTATAAGTTTTATTCAAGTTATTTTAAGGATTTCCTATGTCAGACGTGAAAGGAAAATCCACGTCTGGTCGTGGATTAACGCCTAAACAAGAAAAGTTTTGTCAGCTTTATATTGAGCTGGGGAATGCGAGTGAAGCGTATCGGCAGAGTTATGATTGCCAAGATATGAAGCCCGAAAGTATAAACCGATTAGCTAAAAAAGAATTAGATAAGATCAAGATTAGATCAAGGGTTGATGTGCTTCAACAAGAGCACCGACAACGCCATAATCTTACCCTAGATAATATCATTGCGGACTTGCAAGAGTATCGTGATATTTGTATGGGAAGAAAGCCGCTTACTATTACCACTGTGGTAAAAAATGCTCAAGAAGGAACGGCACAAAGCGTTAATACCGAATGTTTTGTTTTTGAGCCGACAGGTGCAAACAAAGCACTTGAGCTATTAGGCAAACATCTTGGTATGTTTAAAGATAGATTCGATGTGACCTCAGGCGGTAATGCGTTACCTGCAGTCATCAATATTAGTTTTAGCGATGAACCAGAAGAACCTTAAATTTCCCACGAAATTCCGACCGCTCTTTGAATCTATTTGGCGTTTTATTATTTTCTATGGCGGACGTGGTTCTGGGAAAAGTTTCAGCATTGCCCGTGCGTTAGTGCTACGTGCTTATACTCAACCGATTCGGGTGTTGTGTTGTCGTGAAATTCAGAAATCGATTTCTGATTCTGTGATTCAGATGTTGGCAGATCAGATTGAAATGCTTGGCTTGCAAGCCTTTTTTGATGTACAGAAGACGCAAATTATCGGGCAAAACGGTTCACGCTTCACGTTTGCTGGGCTGAAAACCAACATCACTTCAATTAAGTCAATGACGGGTATTGATGTAGTGTGGGTGGAAGAAGGCGAGAATGTTTCAAAAGAAAGCTGGGATGTGTTGATTCCTACCATTCGTGAAGATGGCTCGCAAATTATTGTGAGTTTCAACCCGAAAAACATTCTGGACGATACCTATCAACGCTTTGTGATTCATCCGCCTGAGCGGTGTAAATCGGTCTTAGTGAATTGGCAAGACAACCCATATTTTCCGAAAGAGCTAATGGAAGATATGGTACAGATGCGTGAACGTGATTACGAGCTTTATCGTCATGTTTATGAGGGAGAACCGGTAGCTGATAGCGATAAGGTTATTATTAAACCATTGTGGATTGATGCCGCGGTTGATGCACATAAAAAACTAGGCTTTGTGGCAGCAGGGCGAAAGATTATTGGTTTTGATGTGGCGGATGAAGGCTCAGATGCGAATGCTAATGCCTTTGTTCATGGTTCTGTAGTGTTGCGAATGGATGAATGGCACGGCGAAGATGTGATTGGTAGTGCAGACAGAACTCGGCTTAATGCATTGGAATTTGGCACAAATGAAATTGTTTACGATAGCATCGGCGTGGGTGCCGGTGTAAAAGCACACTATCATCGCTTAGACGATAAATCTATTCGTATTAATGGCTTTAATGCTGGGGGCGCGGTATTTGAACCTGATGCAGAATATGTTTATGGTAAAACCAATCGCGATATGTTCGCCAATATTAAGGCTCAGGCGTGGTGGCGTTTACGCGATCGTTTCTATAAAACCTATCGGGCGATAACGTATGAAGAGCAATATCCCGTTGATGAGATGATTAGTCTTTCTTCCGATATAAGGGATTTGGAATATTTAAAAGCAGAATTGGCTCGCCCTTATGTGGATTATGACGGTAATGGGCGTGTAAAAGTAGAAAGTAAGAAAGATATGAAAAAGCGTGGCATTCCGTCACCGAATAAGGCGGATGCGTTGGTAATGTGTTTCGCACCGAAAGAAGATGTATTGTCGCGTTTCATTGGGTTAGGAAGTTAATATGGCATTTAATCAAGACGGCTACGCCGAAGCCTTGGGGATTAATCATTTTGCAAGAAATTCTGCAAATTCAACCGCACTTTTTGATTTAACGTTATATGAGTTAGGTGGTTTAGCCGCACGGGTGGTCGATATGCCAGCAGATGCAGCGATTTCACGTTCGATTGAAATTCAAGGCGATCAAGATGATGCGATTAGCAATGAGATTGAACGGTTGAAGATTTTGCCAGCATTGGCAGATATGGTGCGTTGGTCGCGGTTTTTTGGTGGTGCGGTTATGGTTTTATTGACCGATGACGGTGCGCGATTAAGTGAGCCGTTAGAGCCAAGTCGCATTACACGTATCGATGAAGTGCGAGTGTTTGATTTAAGTCAAATTTCGCCTACGGCTAATCGCTATTCCGATCCAACCAAGCCAAATTATGGTCGCTATTCCAGTTATCGGTTAAATATCGGTACGATTGCTGGTTCGCTTGATAGTCAGGTAGAAATCCATGAAAGCCGTTTGTTATTTATGGGCGGCGATTCATTGCCAGAACGTCTAAAAAATGGCTTACATTGGATTGGGCGTAGTGCGGTTAGATCGGTTTATCCAAAAATTCGTGATTATCAAAAATCATTGATGTGGGCTTCGTTAATTCTTGAACGCAAACAGCAAGCGGTTCATAAAATGAAAGGGCTTGCATTGGCAATTGATAATGGATTAGAGCCTGTTATTCGAGAGCGTATCAATCTTGTTGAACGTGGGCGTAGTCTGTTAAATGGCGTAGCTGTTGATAGCGAAGACGATTACAACATTCTCAATGCGGATTTAGGCGGGATTGTTGATGTGCTTGATGAATTTAAAGTAGCGATTTCGGCTGATGTGAATATTCCAGTGGCGATTTTATTCGGGCAGTCAGCTAAAGGTATGAACGCCACAGGACAGAGCGATTTTGAAAGCTATTACGATTTGGTCGAAAGTATTCAACAACATAAAATCAAGCCAGTGCTTGAAAAGCTGATTGAACTATTGATGTTTCAAAAGCATATTAAGCCGTTTGAGAACTGGAAAATCAAATTCCCGTCGCTTAATACACCAACTGACAAAGAAATAGCCGATGTGCGTAAAACGAATGCGGATGCAGCGAAAATCGAGCTTGATCGCTTAATTAATTTGGTTGATTCGGGTGCGTTATCCACAGAAGAATTGCGAGTACAGATTGCTGGAGAGTTTGGCATTCAAGCAGACAAATTGCCACAGGTAGATGACGATGATGTTGAAAAGTATCAAGAAGAACAGAAAGCCAAAGGCGTGGTTGTTTCCTCACGCAATTGAGCGTGAATATGTGGGTTATTTACGTGGCTTGGCGAGAAATATTAATACGACGGTTAATCAAAAACTCGTTGAAATTCGACCGCACTTTCAGGCAAATATTCGACAAGATAGTTTTTCTGATACGCTTGAACGTTGGCTTATTGAATTATTGCAAGCAGTATTGATTTTTGTTGATGAAAAAGAAATTACGCAATTTGTGCGTGGCTATATTCATCAGATGGCGAACTTTAACGGCAAGCAGTTTCATAAAGTGCTGAAATCAGTTTATAGCGTCGATGTTTTCACGACTGAACCTTGGCTTGATGATGCGTTAAAAATTGCGGAATGGGAAAATATCCGCCTAATAAAAAGCCTTCCTACGCAGACGTTAGAAAAATTGCGTAGTCGCTTTACTCAAGCGGTGCGCGGTGGTTGGCGTTGGGAAAGCGTGGTAGATGATGTTAAGTCTATCCTTAACACCAACGAGAAACGTGCAACATTAATTGCTCGTGACCAAATTGGCAAGTTAAACGGTCATTTGACGAAGTTGCGCCAGCAAAATATCGGCGTGAAGTCGTATATTTGGCGCGGTATGCTTGATGAGCGTGAGCGGGCGCACCACGTTGATCGTGAGGGTAAACAATTTGATTGGGATAATCCACCTGATGACGGACATCCGGGGGAGCCTATTTTATGTCGTTGCTATGCGGAGGCGGTATTCCCTGAATTTGAAGATCTTGGGAGAGATGACGCTGAACCGATAGATCCTATTTCAACAATCAAAACAGGGAAAATGAACTTAGATGAGTTGTTTGATAATTCATTATCCGGTGGTGGAAATAAGTCATTTTCTAATTTTGGTTCGGTTGATCCTGCCTTAGTTACGCTTGCTAAAGAAAGTATTGGATTAGATATAAGCGGTTGGCAGCATAGCATTGATGAATCGAGTATACGCCATATTCTAAAGCAACACGGAAATGAGAAAGCTGAAAATAAGCGTGGGCAAAGAGCGGTAACAAAAGCCGATATTTTGATGTTGCCGCAGATTGTTTCGTCATTTGATAGTATTGACTACACTGGGACAAGTGATGCGGGAAGTGAAACGTTTTTACTACGCAAAGAAATTGGAGATGAAATCTTTTGCGTTCAAGAAGTTAGAAAACGCCATAAGAAAATTGCAGTAAAAACAATGTGGATTCGGAAAAAGAAAAAACCATAAATCTCACATAGTGCTTGGTTCACTCTGGCACCTGCTTAACGTCCGAAACGTGCTATGTCCTACGATTTATGGTTTTCTGTATTATAGAGCATTGAATTTAAATTTCAATTTTTGGAGATCATTATATGGTAATGCGATACGACCGCCGTGGCATTCAGGCACGGCGAGATGATAACGGTTTTATTTATGACACCCCTATTCTGACAAGAAGTGGGGTGTTTGTTTATGAGCTTCCTAATGGCAAAACTCGGCGTGAATATCGTCCGCCTGATGAAGTATTTAAGGCGGATAGTTTACGCGCTTACAAGGGATTGCCGATTACAGAAGATCATCACGGACTTGTGACGAAAAATAATGCGCATTTGGTGGTGGGCTCTATCTTAACGGAAGGTAAACAAGATGGGCAAAATTTAACGGCAGATATTGTGATTCACAATACGAAAGCCGTTGATTTTGGAAAAAAAGAATTGTCGGTTGGCTATAAGGTAGATATTGACGAGACGAGCGGTACAACAGAAGACGGCGAGCCGTATGATGTGATCCAGCGTAATATTCGTCCTAACCATTTAGCCATTGTGACAGTTGGGCGTGCAGGCAATGCCGCACTTAATTTAGATGCGGCAGATGCCGTGGAATTTAACGAAGATGGAGAAAATCCGATGAGTAACACTCAAACAACGCTTTCTGACATTCGCTTAGATAGCGGCATTACGTATCAAGCCGCACCCGAAGTGATTGTTGAATTAAATAAACTAAAACAAGACGCCAAAGACGCAGTGACAGCAAAAGACAAAGAAGCGGCACGCGCAGATGCGGCAGAAGCGAAAGTGAAAGAGCTTGAAACGCAGGTTGAACAAATTAAACAAGATGCGGTAAGTCAAGCCAAGGTGCGTGTTGAATTAGAAAACGTAGCGAAAGTGCATAAGGTGGAAGTGAAAGCTGATAGTACCGACCGTGCGTTGCGTGAAGCAGTAATTAAGGCAATTCGTCAAGACAATGCGGATTTATCGCAAAAATCCGATGGTTATATTGAAGCGGCGTTTGATATTGCGGTAAGCGATGCCAAACAACGAGCGGATGCGGCAGGTGTGCAGCGTCAGCAATTAACACCATCAGCCACAAATCAACCCACATTCACGCAGGATAGCCAAACGAAATTAATTGGTCGTGCGGCAATGATTGCAAGTCGTAACCAATAGGAGCATAAAAACGATGTCTATGTACGATCAATTACAACAAAAAGCCTTTGCTGGTATGAAAGGCGACAGCCGTTACGATTTAGTCGAAACCTTTGCAGCAGAAAATGAAATCCCATTCGGCGTAGTGATTACGCAAGGGACGAGTGCCACACAAGCTAAATTAGGTGGCACTAAGCCCATTGGCATTGCGTTACATTCCCATGCTGTAGTAGGCGGTTATGCGAAATTTGATGCGGTTTCCGTATTGCGTAAAGGGGTTGCGTGGTGTGTAGTGAAAGACAGTGAAGCGATTACGGCAGGAAGTGCGGTAAGTTTTGACCCCGCTTCAGGCAAGGTGGCAAAAACTGGTACGGCATTACCGAATGCAACCTTTAAAACCGCCGTAGTAGATTGCGGTAAATATGGCAAGCTCGCGTTAGTCGAGTTAGCTTAATTATTCAATGTTTAACGATGCCCTAAGTGAAAACTTGGGGCTTTTTTATTGGAGAAAAATAATGACAGATATTCGTCAAGATGCGTTCGAGTTGAATGCGATCAATACTTGTTTAAATGCGGTGGGTGTATTTAACCAAGATGCGGGCTTGTTTACGCAACGCCAATTAGAGTTTGTGCGCAACAAAATCTATGAAGAAAAATTACCGGGTATGAATGGCTTATCGCTCGTCCCAGTCTCTTCTGAAGCCCCTGAATGGGCAGAAACCGTGACTGAACGCATTTACGATATGGTCGGCATGGCTAAAGTCATTGCCAACTATGCCGATGATTTACCGCGTGCGGATGTGGCGATGACAGAACGTGCAGTAAAAGTGAAAAACATCGGTGCTGCTTATGGCTACAATCTACAAGAGTTGAAAGCGGCGTCAGCTAATCAAACGGATTTACCGTCTTCTAAAGCTCGTGCAGCGCGTCGTGCGGTGGAAGTAAAGATGAACGAAATTGCCTTGTTAGGAGATAAAGAATTTGGTTTAAACGGCTTTATTAACCACCCGAATTTAGGAGAAACCTCGGTAACTGGTGGCTGGAAAACTGCAACGGCGGATGCGGTGCTAGCGGATTTGGACAATCTACACGATACCGTCGTGTTGCAATCAAAAGGCGTGCATCAGCCAACACACTTATTGTTGTCGCTAACAGATTATCAGACGTTATCCAGTAAGTATATGAACACGGCTGACAAAGTGGACGTATTGACGTTCTTCAAGCGTAAACATCCTAACTTAACTATTCAGGGCTTATGGGAATTAGAGAAAGCGGGTACAGGGAATAAGAACTTAGCGATTTGCTATGAAAAATCCCTTGATAACTTAACTCTTGAAACGCCGCAAGATTTTACCCAGTTACCGGCACAAGAACGCAATTTAGAGCTTGTTGTGAACTGTGTGGCTCGTGTGGGCGGCGTGTTCTTACGTTATCCGTTATCGGCAACCAAAGCGGAGATTTAGCGATGATTGTACGTAATATTGAAGCGCGTTTAATTCGTGTTGGCGGCGAGTTTATCGCCCCTAATCAAGAGGTGGAAATTGCCGATGATGCGGTAGGGCTTGATCGTTTAATTGAACGTGGCGTATTAATTGACGTAACGCCGAAAGCGGAAGATGCGAAAAAAGACGGCAAAAGTAAAAAGCAGGAGTAATAAATGAGCGCATACTCGTTACTTAATCTCTTTTACCCATTAAGCCAACAAATGCCTGAAGATATGGTAAATAAGGCGTTAAGCGTGGCTGATAATAAACGTCCAGACTGTTTATCTGATGACAAGCAAGATGAGGCGGTGGCGTGGTATGCGGCTTATTTGTTGGCTCAGTCGATTGAAAGCGGGGTAAATGCGGCAGGTTTACGGCGTGAACGTGAAGGCGATTTAGAACGTGAATATTTTTCAGGGAGCGATAAAGGCGGCAACGCTGAACGCTTTTTATCCAAATATAACGAACTAAACAATATTTGCGTACGCCTTGGTACGATTACCGTAGGGAGTTATTGTGTCTAGCGTGGTTAAGGTAAAAATCAACAATAAAGGGCTTGAAAAAGAACTTGAGTTGATAAACAAAATCGGCAAAGCAAGCGTAAAAGTAGGCGTTCAAGCGGATGCAGGCGTTCATTCTGAATCAGGCGAAAACTTGGTAGATATTGGTATTTGGAATGAATATGGCACGGCACATATCCCGTCTCGTCCTTTTATTCGTCAAACCTTTGAAGACAACCAACAGGCAGTGGCGCAATACTTAGGGCGTGTGGTCTCTAATGTGGCGAAAGGGGATGATTTGGTGCAAGAGCTTTCAAAACTTGGGCAATGGTATCAAGACAAGCAGAAAAAGACCCTAACGTCTTATCCTTGGACACCGAATGCACCATCTACGCGTAGGCGCAAGAAAAGTAGTAAACCGCTCGTAGATACCTCGCAATTAGTCAATTCAATTCGTTATAAGGTTGAAATCTGATGCAGATATTTTCTTCTCAATCTTCTTTTCGCAAGCCTTATAAAATACTTGTGCGTTCTGACGGAGAGTATGTGAAAGGCAAGTGGGTAAACGACGGCGAAATCGAGCAGACGTTAATGGCATCCATTCAGCCGTTAAGCAGTGCTGAAATGGATCGCCTAGTGGTATCAATGCAGGGGCGGCGCGTTTCAAGTGCGGTAAAAATTTACACCGATCAAAAACTAACGGTGGCTGGAGAGAATGCACACAATGGTGCGGTAGTGCTATTTGACGGCGAGCGATACGAAGTGATTTCACGAGCTAGTTATCACAGTGGTGTGTTGTCACATCATCGCTACGTGGCTATACGGGTAAAATAATATGCTTGAGCGTTTGTATGATTTATTGGGCGATCTATCGGATCGCCCTTTTATTCGCGCTTATGAAAATGGGCGTGAGCCAGAAAAGCCATTTTTTACTTATGAACTGAAGTTTGAGAGAACACCAGAACATTTTCATTATTCGGCGGTAAATGATGAAGGCAATCAGACGGTAAAAACTCATATCGATGCCGTGCTTGAGTTGAATTATTTCGGTGGAAACAGTTTACAGGCATTGCGAGATGTTTGTATGCGCTTATCTATGCAGTCTTGTCGTGAGCGTTGGTTAAATGATGGCGTGGCATTGATTCGCATTGGGCGGATTACCCATTTAGCCTTTCTAAATGAACAGCGTGAATATGAAGATCGGGCAATGGTAGAGCTTGAAATTCGTTATGCGGCTAGTGTGCAGGATATTGTGGGTATTATTGAACAAGTGGAAGTGACGGCAAATATAGGACGTGCTTCTGAGAAAAATTTAATAGGGGTAAATAAAAATGGCGAAAATTGATCGCTTGGTAAATGTGGCTATTGATTTAAATACAACCACAATCGCCGGTAAATCTTTTAGTGATTTATTAATTTTAGGCGAACATACGCTGAATAATTCGGCGCGTTTGCTGGTAGTTACCGATCCAAATGAATTATTGGATTTAGGCTTAAAATCAAACAATCCGCTTTATATCGCAGTGGCTACCGCCTTTGCGCAGCCGTCACACGTGGCGCAGGTATTTATCGGACGTAAAGCGCAAGATGAAAGCGTGACGGATGCGCTCGCGGCGGTCGCACGAGAAAATAACAGCTGGTATGGCTTGGCGTTGGTCTCGCGTGAAGACGCAGATGTGATGTTGGCGGCGGCGTGGGCAGAAGCCAACGGTAAATTATTTGTTACCGCCTCTGCTGATGAAAAATTACCACAATCGGCGGAGAAAACCGATATTGCGAGCAAACTTGAAGCGAAACAATATTACCGTTCGGCGGTAATGTATTCCCATAAAGCAGCGGAAGAATACCCAGAAATTGCCTTGATGAGCTATTCCTTTACATTCTATCCGGGATCGGAAACGTGGAACTTGAAAAAACTTGCTGGTGTATCTTATTCGCCGTTAATGGAAGGCGAATACTTAGCTTGCTCGAAGAAAAACGCAACGACATTTGAGAAATTTAACGATAGCTTTGCGGTAACGCAAGGCGGCAAAGTCGCAGCTGGGGAATGGATCGATATTATCCGTTTCCGTGATTGGTTGGTGCAGGAAGTACAAATTAATGTGACATCCGTCTTAATCAATGCTTACGGCAAAGTGCCTTACACCGATAAAGGTATTCAATTAATTGGTGCGGCAGTGCGTCAGGCGTTAGATTTAGGTGTAGCACGTGGCGGTATTGCACCGACAGAATTGGATGATAATAACAAGGAAATTCCAAGTTATGTCATTTCCCTTCCACAGGCGGCGAAGGTATCGAATAACAATAAAGGTAAGCGTTTATTGCAAGATGTGAAATTCTCGGCACGTTTAGCCGGTGCTATTCACTTAACAGAAATCAAGGGCAATCTGGCTTACAGTCTTTAATCATTAACAGACCGCTAAAGTGCGGTCATTTTTTAGGAGAATTTTATGGCTTTAGCAACTTATGCGCCCGATGAAGTAAGTATTGTGATCGGGGCGGTTATTGTTTCTGGCTTTGCAGATGGAACCTTTATTGATATTGAAGAAATGTCTGACGGCGTATCATCTGTTGCTGGTGCAGATGGCGAAGTAGCACGTGCAACCAGTGCCGATCCACGTAAAAAAGTAACATTAACGTTATTACAAACCAGTGATACCAATGATGTGTTAAGTGAACTCTATGCAGCGGATAAAGTGAGTAAAAACGCAACCTTTCCAATTGCGGTAAAAGACTTGCGTGGTCGCTCATTATTCGCTGCAAGCACGGCGTGGGTGGTTAAATCGGCGAAACTTGAGCTTGGAAAAGAAGTGGGTTCTCGCGAGTGGACGCTTGAAACTGCGGACGGTAAATTATTTGTAGGGGGAAATGACTGATGGCACGCAGTGAAATTCAAATTGGCGAAAGCACTTTTTTTGTGCAAAAGTTTTCGGTAATGGATCAGTTACGCATTTTTGGCGATTTGCAGAAAACCCTTGTACCGTCACTGGCGAAAGTAATCGGATTTAGCGATGAAAAACCGAAAGATGCAACGTCAGCTCAGTTAGCCGAATTAGCACAGAAAAGTGCGGCGAATTTTGCACAAGGTTTACAAGATTTAAGCCAGCAATTAAGCGGCCAAGAGTTAGTTAAACTAGCTGATATGCTAATCAAACCTGAACTAGTGACGGTGCAGCGTGATGATTTCAACAATGGGACAGATAAAAAACTTAGCAAAACTGATTTTGATTTGGTGTTTGATGATATGTCGGAGCTTATCGAGTTGGTAATTTTCATCTTACAACTTAATTTCAGCAGTTTTTTTACGAAATTTCTTGCCCGTCTTGGGTCGGTGCAAGAGCTTGTGAAGAAAGCGTAAGCGTTGGTAAATACAGCGAACAGACGCTAAGTGAGATGATCGCTTGGCGTCCTTTTTTAGCCGGTAAAGTTACACTAACAGAGCTTAATACGGCAGGATTGACGGATATGGGCGAGCTTTTGAAGATTAATCGCTTACTGGATGCGGTAGATGCGATGGAAGCAAAACAAATGGAGAAAAACCGATGAATGTTATACGTGAGCTGGTAACGTTATTGCGTTATAAAGTCGATAATTCCGGTTTAAAGGCTTATGTTGTTCACACTCAACAGGCGGCAAAAGGCATTCGTAGCAACCTGAATAATGCAGTCGATGGATTACGCGCTAAATTCTCAGGGGCTGCCGTGAGCGTGAAAGAGGTCGGTAATAATCTGAAAGACGCTAAAAATCAAATGCTTTCTCTACGTAACCTTGTTGGTGGTTATTTTGCGATGGTTGCCGGTGGTAGTGCGATCAAAATTGCCGATGAATGGGCTGCGGTGGATAGTCGTGTGAAATTAGCGACAAAATCCGCTGAAGAACATAAATATGCATTGAGCCAGATTTTCGATCTTTCGCAACGTTCCGGACAAGACTATCTCGCCAGTGCAGATTTATTCTCAAAAGTGAATCGAAGTGCGGGGGATTTGGGGTTAAGTCTTGATGATACGTTAAATTTAACGGAAATCATTGGGCAAACGATGACGATTGGTGGCGGTGATCAGGGGGCGCAGCAAGCCGCCTTGATGCAGCTTGGTCAAGCCTTAGGCTCGGGTGCATTACGTGGCGATGAGCTGAACTCAATTATTGAACAAGCCCCACGTTTAGCGAATGCTATTGCTGATAGTTTTGGCGTGCCGATTGGGCAATTAAAAGATCTAGGTAAAGAAGGTAAGCTCACATCAAAAGAACTCGCTCAAGGTCTGCTAAAACAAGCGGATAAAATCCAAAAAGAATTTGATCAGATGCCGAAAACCTTTGGACGCGGTATGACGATTCTGAAAAATAAAGCCGGTCAGTTAATTGATGTAGCTGTCAATAAAGTCTCTAAACTCGGTGCAGCTTTCTATAATGCTGCTGAATGGGTAACAGAAAACATTCGTTTAGTGGGCTTTTTAGCTGGTACGGTAATCGGTGGGAAGCTGATGTTTGCGCTGGCGGCGGCGAAAAAGAGTTTGCATCAATTGTTAATGATGGGTGCACGTGCGGCGGCACCTTACTTAGCGATGGCTGCGGCGGCGGGTGTCGTTGCCTTGGTGTTAGAAGATATTTATGGTTGGACGCAGGGCGATTTATCCTTTACTGGGGCATTAGTCGGACGCTATGAAGTTTGGGCGGATAAATTCGCCGTGCTAGGTAAACTGGCGGATAAGCTCTGGATAAATGTTCGGGGTTTATTAAAAGATTTAAGCCGAATGGCGGGCGTTGAGATTAATTTTGACTCTTGGCAGGCTTTTGCTACTGATATTTTAGAATATATTATTGCCGCCGTGAGAAATCTCATTAATACGGTAAGCGGTATGGTGCGGGTTATTCGCGCATTAATTAATGGGGATTATGCCGGTGCTTGGTCTAGTGCGGGCGATATGATTGATGGATTAAGCTTGAAATTCCTACCGCTTTATTCTGTTGGGCTAATGGTGCTGGGCGGTATTCTCTCCGCTGTATGGGCGTTATTTTCCCCATTCCGTGCATTTTTCGGATTGTTGAAAGGTGGATTTAGATCCGTAATGTTTGTAGCCAAACCTTTTATTAAGGTAGCGAAAGGGATTGCATCTCCATTTATCTGGGCGCAAAAACATTTTAAATTATTTTCCCGTGTCGGCAGTGGCGCATTCTCGCTTTTGAAACGTGGGGCGGTCAAATTTGGCGTGATATTTAAATCTGTCGTTGGCACTGTGGTAAAAGGTATTTTTGCGATCGGTCGCGCGATGTTTATGGCGGTAGCAAGTAACCCAATTTTGCTTGCGATTAGTGCGGTAATTGGCTTGGTTATCTTGCTTGTTGTGTATTGGGATGAAGTGAAAGCCTTTGCCATTGCCGCATGGGAAGCCATTTCCAAAAAAGCGGCGGAGATTTGGCAAAGTATCATCACTGGTGCAAGCGAGATGTGGGATAACATCACAAATAAAGCAGCGGAGAGCTGGGATAATGTAAAGAAAGATGCTGGCGAAAAATGGAATAGCGTGACGACGATATTTAAAAATGCGTGGCAAAAATCTATCGATACCGTGGTGGGCTGGTTTAATTCACTTATTCCGAGCTGGATTAGAGATTTGTTTTCTGACGGGGCGAAAGCAGAAGTTAAGCTGAGCGGCGAAGCCTTAACTACACCAGTAAGCGGTCACGTATCGCCACAGCGGTTAGGCTATGGCGGTCGTCCTATTTTTGCACCTAATCAGAATATGACGCAAACCAATAACTTCAATATTCAAGGTTCCGCTAATCCTAGCGGTGTGGCTAATGCGGTATCAGACAAATTAAGCCGTGGTTCATCTACATCGTTTGGAATGGGGGCGATTGAATATGCTGGGTAAAAAAGTGCGGTTGATTTTAACCGTACTTTAAAAAACAAACCCCGAACATTGCGAGTGTTCGGGGTTTTTATTTAGGCTTAAAAGTAAATTATGAGCATAGTAAACCTTTTATTTTCAGCCCTTTCGGGCAAGCGTACGACAATTGGCGTATTGGAATTGGACGCACTTTTAACCGAAAACACATCACTTTCTAGCCAAATCACGGAATATCCCATTGAAGACGGTACGGTAATTTCTGATCACATTACACGGGAAAGTGAGCGGTTAAGCCTTAGTGGCGTGATTACTGGCACAGGAACATTGTTTAATGTTGGCTTAGGGAAATATAAATTGATTGCAGCAAAAGAGACGTTGCGAGAATTACACGCTAAGCGAGAATTAGTGACGATTGTCACTGGTCTTGATGTGTATGAAGATTTTGCTATTGAAAGCCTTGAGATTGAGCGTAACAGTGATGACGGCGAGCGGTTAAATATTAGTGCGGAATTTCGAAAAATTCAAAAAGTGACGTTACGCAAGGAAGAGGTGCCACCAGAGAAAGCCGCGCCAAACGCAAAAGGCAAAGCGGGACAGACGAAAGCAAAAACCGGCAAAGCACAAACTGGCAAGCCGACAAATACGCAGGCACAAAAAATCACGAAGTTAGGAGAATGGAGTGGTAAAAAGCAATGATCACAATAAACCTTGCAAATAAAAACGATTTTATTACCGAAGTAAATCTTGATGATGAAGTCTTTTTTTTACACTTTTCTTGGAACGACACAATCGGATTTTGGTCGCTCACTATTGAAAATGCTTATAACGATGAACTGGTCTCAAGCATTGTGATTTTGCCGAATCGTCCTTTAATTGCACCAGTGCGTCGTGATGAATTGCCACTTGGGGAATTAATTGCGGTGCGTGATTATAATTTACAAACGATTGGGCGCGATGATTTTATCAATGGCAAGGCGGTGTTGATTTATATCGGAGTGGATGAATGAGTTATCGCTTTTTACGTAGTTATAAATTGATGATTGGTAAGAAAGGGCAAAAAGATGCTATTGTGATTGAGTCGCCAATGCGTATTGAGTTCGATATTGAAAAAGATTGTGAAGCCGAGCCGAACGAAAATACCATTAAAATCTATAACCTTGCATCCACTACACGAAAAACTATTGAGCAGCCAGATATGCGATGTGTGTTGTATGCAGGATATGAGCAGGAAGGTAATGTTTTGTTATGCTCGGGGGATATTGCCACGGCGTATTCTTATCATCAAGGCGCAGATTGGGTAACGGAGCTTTATGTTTTAGATGGCTTGGTAGAAATTCGCGATACGGCGGTTTCATTAGGTTATGTTGGTGGCGTGAGTTCTACGCAAATTACTAATGATATTGCTGCAAAAATGGGCGTAACCGTAGTTGGTGCGGATAATTTGAAATCACGCACTTGGGCAAATGGTTTTAGTTTTTACGGTGCCGCACGTAAAGCATTAGACAAAGTCGTTGCAGGAACGGGGCTTGAGTGGTCGATCCAAAATGGCGAACTGCAGATTGTAAACCGCAATGGCGTGACAAAGCGATCGGGTTATGTGTTAGCAAAAGATAGCGGGCTAATCGGTTTTCCTGAACGCACACGTGAAGCAGCACGCAGTAAGAAGCAGGATACGCCAAATAAAAAGCAAGATGAGAAATTTGCCTTTGATCGGCAAGCGAGGGACGGTTGGAATGTAAAAAGCCTGTTACTGCCTATGGTAAACCCTTGTGACAAAATCAAGCTGGAAAGTGTGACGGTAACAAATTGGTTCCGTGTGGAAAAAATCAAGCATTCGGGGGATAGTCATTCTAGTGATTGGCAAAGCGAACTACATTTAGTAGATCTAAACGCACCGACTAAAGCGCAGATGAAAACGCAAAGTAAACATCGTAAAAAACGTAAGAAAAAGGACGATTAAAAATGACGGATATTTTAACCGCACTTTCTGAAATTAATGTGTCATTACCTGGAAAAATTGTTAGTTATGATGCGGAAACGGTGCGAGCAACGGTACAACCCTCTATTCCTAAGCGGTTAGCCAATGGCGAAGTATTAAATGCACCGCAGATTGTAAACGTGCCGGTAATGTTCCCTATGGCAGACATTAACGGTGCGGTAGCACAAGTGACATTACCAGTGAAAGTGGGAGACGGTTGCTTGCTGATTTTTTCGCAGCGATCTCTAGAAAATTGGTTAAGTGGAAGCAATGATGCGCCAGATGATCCGCGAATGTTTGATTTATCCGATGCTTTTTGTGTAATGGGCGGTAATAGCCGCTCTCCAAATGCCGATGCTGAGAATCTTTGTATTAAATACGGTAGCGGTAAAATCAAAATCGCACCAAATGGCAATATTACGATCAATTCGCCTGATGTAAGGGTAACAACGGATAATTTTATTGTGACTGCGCCAACCAGCACCTTTAACGGCAATGTGATCGTAAATGGCGGTATTTCAACGGCAGGTAAAGGTGGCAGTGTATCCGTTAGTGGTTCTTTAACGACAACTGGCGATGTTATGGCAGATGGTGTGTCATTACAAAGTCACAAGCACAAAGGCGATAGCGGTGGTACAACAGGGGCACCATCATGATCGATTTAAAATTGAGTGGACAACACGATTTGATGATAAAAGATCGTAAACTAGTACTCGTAGATGGCGTCAATCAAAAAGCACAACAGATTAAGGTTGTGCTTTTAACGTTTTTAGGAGAGTGGTTTTTAGATACAACAATTGGACTGCCTTATTTTGATGAAATTTTGACAAGGAATCCTGATAACGCACGTATTCAATCCATTTTTCGCAAAAAGATTATGGGTGTGAAAGGGGTTCTAGCGGTAGAGCGTTTATCTCTTGAATTTCATCTAAAAGATCGGGTGTTGGCGGTGCAATTTTCAGCACTAACCAACGAAGGTGTGGTAAAAGACAAAGTGAGTATAAAACGAAATGGCTAATTATGGATTAACGCGTAGTGGCTTTGTGCGTAAGCGTATGCCAGAGCAGTTAAAAGAGCTTTATGAAAATGCGAAGAAAATGTTTGGGGAAGATATTGATTTGTCACCTGAAACTGTGATGGGAATGATGTTAAACATTGAGTCAGAACGCTTTGCCGCCTTATGGGAGCTTATCGAAAGCGTTTATAGTGCAATGTATCCGATGAGCGCAACCGGAGCAAATTTAGATCGCGCCGTTTCTTTTACAGGAGTCACTCGTTTACAAGCAGAGCACTCAACGGTGCCAGTGATTTTTTACGGTAATACTGGCGTTGAAATCCCCCGATATACTGCAGTACGCAATGCAGGAACACAGGTTTTATATTATTCAGATGAAGACGCACGCATTGATTCAAATCAAGCTGCTTATGCACGGATTGAGCTAAATTCAAATACCATTAATACGGGCGATGTATTTTCCGTCGTGGTTAATGGTGTGACGTATCGTTTTACAGCAATGCGTTCATCAAGTGCGAGTATTATTCAAGGTTTAGCCAATCAATTAAAAGCGATAAGTTATGCCGATGTGAGTAATGATAATGTAATTATTGAGATTTCGGCACAATCTATACCGCACTTTTCTATCTCCGTTAGCCAAAATCTTACGCTTTCTCGCTTAGGCGTGCGTTGTATGCTTTCCACTGAAAGCCCTAGTGAAGATAAAGCCGATATTGGGCAAATGATTGAACTGGTAAATATGATTGATGGCGTTGTTGAAGTGAACAATGTTGTTGAAGGTGCATCCGGTCGTTTAGAAGAAAGTGATATTGAATTATATCAACGTTATCATCGTGGTGTTTGGCAAAATGGAGCCGGTACAATTGATTCACTTTATGCCAATTTAAGCAAGGTGGCGGGCGTTCATTCATTGAGAATTTATGAAAACGATGCAGATCAGACGATTAATGGTATTCCTAAACGTTCACTGTATGCGGTAGTCAAAGGTGGTTTAGATACGGATATCGCATCGACATTATTAAAATTTAAGCCTTTGGGTATTGGCACACACGGGCAAACCGAAGTTACCGTGCGAGACAGTCAAAACCAACCGCACTTGATTAAATTTAGTCGTCCGACTAAATGTTACATTTGGTTAAAAGTTACCATTGAAACCTTTGTTGATGAAGATGAAATTGCGAGAGCTGGTTACATTGTAAGTGCACTCAACAATATCTTGAAATATGGTAAATCACTTGGCGTGGGAGCAGATGTAATTCATCAACGCCTTATTGCTGCTTGCATTGCGGTTCAAGGCGTGGGAAAAGTTACCGTTCAGATAGGTAAAACGAATAATATTACCGATCCAGAGCCAAGATATCAAGAACAGAATATTACCATCGCACCTGATGAAGAAGCGATTTTCGATCCGTCTATCATTGTGATGAGTTAGGAGAAAATATGAAAGATATTTTAACCGCACTTAATGATGATTTTAAGCAGTTAGGGCGAGAGCGATTACTTTCTCAATTTAATTACTCGCCTAACTTAAACGCATTTTTATCACTTCTTCTTTTACCGCATCACGAAATTCAAGCAACCTTAAAGCAAATGCTTACAGAAAGGCATATTGATACCGCTATAGGAAAACAACTTGATGGCGTAGGCGATATTGTCGGTATGCCACGCCCTTTCGCTAGAGTAAATGGCGATTGGTATTTCGGTTTTTCTGGTCAATCAAAGGCAAAACCCTTTAGTCGAGCCCCTATTCGTTATTTAGCCACGCAAACTAATTCTAGAGATTTTAATTATATGCTCGATGAGCATTATCGACGATTAATTAAATGGAAAGTTATCGCCAATCATTCACATGGCACCCTTGATGATGTAATCGAAGCCTGTAGGGCTATATTTTTAGCAGAGCGTGTTTCAATCACAGAAGGACAGGATGCGGATGTGCATATAACGATTACACGAATGGCAAAAAATAGATTAGATGCAGTAGAACAAGAGCCGGTTTTGTGGATTCCCACGGCAGCAGGTGTAAAGGTAACGGTAGAATTTATAACGCATAAGGATAACAAATGAAGTTAAAACTAATTGATTTATTCAAAAGAATTACTTGGGCGAAAAATGGCGATTTAACCGACTTCTCTCAAACTAATTATGAAGCAGGCTGGGCGCATTTAGGCGATGATACGCCAACAGTGCAAGACTTTAACTATGTTCAACAGATGAACGATAAAAAAGACCAGTGGTTGTTTAATCAATTAAAAGCCGTGTTGGAAAAAGCCAATATCGAGCCAACAGAAGAAAATGTTAATTCATTGCGTGATGCGATTTTGGCGTTATCGAAAGGCTATAGCAATCCTAAAAGCCTAACGGCAGACACAGTGAATTTTATTGATGAGCAAGGTCACACTCACGAAATCGCTAAAGCAACCTTGCAACAACAAGGCATAGTCCAACTCACCAACGACACGGGGCTTGAAAGTGAATCTCTTGCACTCACTGCAAAAGCAGGGAAAAAACTTGCTCAGCAAACTGCACAATTGCAGTTAAATGTCTCGCAAAATTACATCAACAACAGCAAAAAATCCTCTGCAGTAAATAGCAATAGTGCAGACACCGTTGCAACCAGTGCAGCCGTGAAAACCGCCTATGACAAAGCAGTAGAAGCCAAAACTACCGCAGATGGAAAGGTTGGTTTAAATGGTAACGAAAGCATTAATGGCGAGAAAACCTTTGAAAATCGTATTGTGGCAAAAAGGAATATCCGTATTTCAGACAACCCACATTATGCTTCATACGGAGACCATTTAAATATCGGGGCAAACAATGGCGATTGCTGGTTCGAATATAAATCAAGCAACCGAGAGATTGGCACACTTCGTATGCACGCTAACGGCGATTTTACCTACAAACGTAATAAAATCTACCACGAGGGGGCAAAACCGCAATTTAATACGGATATTGAAGACAAGCCTGATACACTTGCAGGCTATGGTATTGGGAATTTTAAAGTAGAACAAGGGCAGGGCGATGCTAATGGCTATAAAACCGATGGCAATTATTACTTAGCAAGCGGTCAAAATCTTCCTGAAAATGGGGAATGGCATATTGAAGTAGTTAGCGGTGGAGCAACAGATGCGGTGCGTCAAATTGCACGTAAGGCGAATGACAACAAAATCAAAACACGCTTTTTTAATGGCTCAAATTGGTCAGAATGGAAAGATGCAGGCGGCGACGGCGTGCCTATTGGTGCCGTAGTGTCATTTCCCCGTGCGGTAACTAATCCCGTTGGTTTTTTACGTGCTGATGGTTCAACATTCAGACAACAAACCTTCCCCGATTTATACCGCACTTTGGGCGACAGCAACCAACTTCCTGATTTAACTCGTAGTGATGTGGGGATGACGGCTTATTTTGCCGTGGATAATATCCCTGCAGGCTGGATTGCCTTTGACGAGATTGCCACCCAAGTTACCGAGCAACGTTACCCCGAGTTATATCGTCACTTAGTTGGTAAATATGGCTCCATTGAACGCGTGCCTAAAGTAGCAGATAGATTTTTGCGTAATGCGGGTAATGGCTTGTCTGTGGGGCAAACGCAAGAGGATGAATTTAAGCGACACGTCCATAAACACATTGAGATTAATACGGCATCAGATCCTCGTTTTTACAATGATAAGACGTTTGATTATGACTCAAGAGATAGCACGGATAGAACTTCTCTTGATATAGGTACGGCACTTCGGGATGACAATGATGACAACTGGTGGATAACCCCTAATATTAATTCAAAATTTGCAACAGGTGGTGCCGAAACGCGCCCTAAATCATTAATCCTCAAATTATGCATCAAAGCCATTAATAGTTTTGATGATGTGGTCTTTTGGATTAAATCCCACGGCGAGGTAACTAATGCTGGTGCGCTTGATGCAGGGCGATTAGCACAAGGATTACAAGATAAAGCAGAACGTAATCATACGCACACGGTTAGTCAGATTACGGATTTTAATCAGTCAGTAAGAGAGATAGTTACACAATCTATTACTCAAAATCTAGCCGAAACGGGGTGGTGTAAATTGCCAAATGGGATGATTTTACAATGGGGGCTCGTTGTACTTAACAGAGGATATGGTCGTACAACTGATACTTATATTACCTTCCCGATTAGGTTTCCATCATCTTGTTTTAATGTTGTGATGTCTTACGGAGTGATGACGGATAAACGAGTTACTCAAGACCCAGTTTTAGCGTCGTTAGATCAAACTGGCGTGACGGTAAGGCAACAATCAGATCGAGATATTGTTATTTACTGGCGTGCAATAGGAGTCTAAATATGTATTACTATGATAGTGCAAACAAGTGTTTTCTGAGTGACGATATTCATAATATTCCAGCTCATGCAGTACAAATTACCAATGATTTATATAGCACCTTGTTAAATGGGCAAACGCAAGGCAAGCAAATCATCGCAGATAAAACGGGCAATCCTATATTAATTGATCCGCAACCTAGCGCAGCACACCAGTTAAACCTTGACACCCTCACATGGGAAATTTCAGCCGAAAAACAGACCGCACTTTTAGCCGAAACCCAAACTCGCCTTGTTGCCAACATCGATAAGCACGCGGCAAAAATTTACAGCACTTGGACGAGGTTTGAATCTGAGTACCGTGAACGCCAAGCTGCTGCAGAAGCCTTTAAAGCAGCAAATTATGAGGGCGAGTGCAGTCGATATATCTCAGACTTTGCGCAACGAGCAAGACTGGATAACAAGACCGCCACAAACCTGATTTTGACACAAGCGGCAGGACTCGAAAAACTGCAGGTTGAATTAGCTAATCAACGTATGCGCAAATATGAACTTAAAGCCCCTAATCTCACGCTTGAGCAACTGCAATCAATCCATGATGACATTATCAAGCAGATGGATAACTTGATGGAGGAATATCAAAATGGCTAAGGTCTATTTGGCGATGTACAAACACAAACGAGACTGGGGCAAAGAGCCAGTCAAAGCGATAGCCGACCGCATTACTCGATTTTGCACAAAGGGCAAATACTCGCACTGCGAGATTGCCATTGAGCGTATTGAGTTTGGCAATGGGCATCATTATGAGCATGCGACAGTATATGACTGCTACTCCTCATCAGTACAAGATGGCGGCGTACGTTGCAAACAGATTGATGTGTCCGATAACACCAAATGGGATTTAATCCCACTTGACGGTGTGACTGAAGAACAAATCAAAGCCTATTTTGACCGCACTTCAGGCAAGAAATATGACTGGTGGGGTCGCTAGGAATCGTACTTGGAATCAAACAAAAACGCTCAAAATATTTTTGCAGTGAGTGGTGCTTTAATGCGATTTGCGGTAGCGAGAGAGGTTGGTGATTTAGCCCAAATCAACTAGCGGCTATATTTAATAAAGAGAAAAGTTAAAAGGAGCGTTTACCCTGCACAAAGTTTAATTCAATAAAGAAAAGACGGCGATAACAACGGCACTGGGAATGCTCGTTGTTACCAGCTACGCAGAACGAGCCTGCATATAGCCATACGCCGCCTACCTTGCGCAAGGCGGGCGGATTGTAACAAATCTTTTGATTAGGAGAAATATATGCAGTCAATTAAAGCAATCCGTTGCACATTTTGTAACAAATTATTGGCAAAAGTGGGGATAGTTGGTTAT